GTCCCTATCACTTCTGCTTTTTCAAAATTTTTAGTATTTACAAATTTTATTAAATTAGCAAGAGTTGGGTACGGTATTACTGAATCAAAAATTTTAATATAATTTTTTATGTCCATGTTTTTTTACTCCAAAATTTATTTTTATAGATATGAAGCATTCTTGTCCAATATAAATTTTTTGATCCAGCCATATCTTTTATCTTTAATTTTTTAATTTTCATTTTCCAAGAGTCTCTTTTAAATGGTATTACTTGACAATAAGGAGTTCCTTTTTTTATCACTGTTTGTAAAGATTGATATTTATCACCATTAATAATAAATGGAAAATTTACCTCAAATTGAAAAGTATCAGTATCAACTATTCCTGGAATGATTGAGAATCTATCATCACCATTATTCATGGGTGGTAAAAAAAGTGTTGAATATCCTGGTGGTGTTTTAATTATCCAAGGATTTAAAATTTTATAAACAGGTAAATTTTTATTTTTTTCTAACAATGGCGATCCCTCTACTTGATTAACAGGATGAACTTCTTTAGATGGATCTACAGTTAGATTAATTAATCTTGATGATAAATATCCTGGATCTATTCTACCCACATGAGAAAAACTGTCTTGTTTACCTAATTCATTGTTAAATACATTATGATTAATTCTAAGATCTTGAGGGTTTTTAAGTAGATAACCAGAGGTAAGAGTATCTAGGAAAGGAATACAACCTTTTAAAGTTTTATTTCCAAAACCATGTTTCATTTTTTTATACCAATCTGGTATATTTAATTTTATAGGAATAGGAAAATCGTCTTTTTCACAATTATTTACATAATCTTCGTGTGCAGAAAATGTAATTGTATTCTTAAACATTTAAATGTTTATAACTTAAAATACAAAAATTACTAGAATAATTCTAAAAAATTAATAGCAGTTTGTCCTTGAGATTCACACCATTTTTCTATTGATGTGGTTAAAGGTGACCCATCAGACCATTGAAGTGTGTCATTGTTAAATGTAGCTGAATCAGATGGCTCAGTAACTATAGTAGATACATCTATACCTCTTAGATAATTGTTGAAAGCTAGAACATTTGAATAAACAGAGCTTGAAGTATTTTTTGCTATCCACTTATCAAATTGTTTTGTTTTCTCGTTTATAGCATCTTGAACTTGGCTTTGATATGCATAACGATATACTTCATCGACCATATTAACTGTGTTGCCATTTTTACTTACAACATTTTTTTCATTTAACCTTACAGCATCATAATCTTCTTGACTTACAGTAACTAAATCAACTTCATGATCTTGATAATTACTATGAGTATCGTAGTGTGATTGCGAAGGTGCAATTGCTAGTAATGAGTTTTCAACCCCATCAGAATTTTTTGTAAAAATAAAAATCGCCATAATTATGCTCCAGAGTTTTCAAATACTACTATAGCACCTTGTTGAGCATTTGTTGTTCCATAATTTTCACTCACAACAATGTCTCTTAGGTTATATGTGTTTGTTGCTCCTGGGGCTGTTCCAGCCGTTCCAGGGTTACCAGGGTTTCTTACGTTGTAACCTTGTCCTCCGTTACCACCGTTTCCACCATTAACAGTTCCAATATTTTGTAAATTAGTGGCACCTCCTGCACTACCAGCCGACCCGTTTGGAGATCCTGGGCTACCATTACCGCCTCCACCGCCTACTGAAAAAGTTCCAGAAAAAGGACCAGAGACTGGTGCTCCGTAAAAACCAAAACCACCAACACCTCCTGGGCCTCCAGGTTGTGCTCCAAAACCAGTTGTTGCATTTCCGCCATTTCCTCCAGCTCCCGCAAACAAATAAGCACCAATGAAATTTGCGTTTGCAGCACTTGAATAAGTTCCTGATGCAGGACCATCTTCTGCTAATGCTGGAACAAAGTTTCCGCCACCAGCTGTTCCTGATGAAGCTCCTGTAATTCTACCTTGAGCATCAACTGTGATTGTTGCAACAGTAAATGTTCCCGCAGAAACTGCAGTGTTAGCAAGTTGGTCTGGACCAACAGCGTCATCAGCAATTTTTGCTTGTGTTACAGCATCATCATTTATAGTTGCAGTTATTACTGCGTTATCTGAAAGTTGTGCAGCACGGATTGCATCATCAGCAATTTTAGCATTTGTAATAGCGTCATCTGCAACTTGTGCAGTTCCGATCGTGCCACCTAAAGTATCTAATGATACTTCATTTAAATTTGTTCCGTCAGCGTATGCTGCATAAATTTTTTGTGCGTCAGGTGTAAATCCAGTTCCTGATGCAGTTTTAATTGTAAGGTTTGTTGGATTAGTTACTGCTGTAACATCAAAAATATAAAATTTTTCAATTGAATCTGGAATTGTACAAATAGTTCCTGATGTTGCCGTAATAGTTGCAAATTTTATTACGAGATTTCTTGCATTTGATAATGCACCGTCAGACATAACAAGTGCAGTAGTACCTCCTGCAGATAATGTTACTGATTCAAAACCTGCAATTGCTTGTTGTACTAAATTTAAATTTGTGTTTGTTTTATCACCCCATGTACCAGCGTTTTCACCAGTAACCATTAATTCTAATTTAAGATCAGTTGAGTAACTTGATGCCATAATTTTTCTCCTTAAATATTTTTATTTTACATTAATCAAGCAGCCAAATCAACTGGTGACCAAGTATTTGATACACCAGGATCAATCTCTGCCCATGCCGTTATACTAGGACTTCCAACTGAGGCGGTCATTTGAATGCCCGATACATCAATACCAGCTGTGGCTTCAACTGTTACTTGACCTACTGATCCACTCATTTGTAAACCAGAAACTCCTATTATTTGACCTGGAATTTCTGCGTGTTGTCCTAAAGTTAAAGTTCCTTGAAGACCTGTTGGTTGCTCATTTGTGGATTGTACTAAATTAATACTACCAATAGTAAATGAAGCTTGAATTCCACTTACATCTACAGGAGTTTTTAAACCAGCTACGGTATTTCCAACTGAACCAGTTAATGATCCCGCACTAGAAACAGTAACATTAGCATCCGCATCAAAATCTAATGATCCTATTGTAAAGTCAAGTTGATCTTCAGCAGCAAAAACCGTTATGTCTTGATCAATTTGTAATGAGAAACTACCAAATGTAGATGATAATTGTCCTGCACTTGTGACTGATACAGATACATCAATAGATGCAACTGCAGATCCAATTGTTGAAGTTAAACTTTGACCAGTAGCAATAACTGAAAAAGCACCACCCCATGCAAGGTTACCCCAAGTTTTTCTACCCCATCCTATTCCTGTTAATTGTGATTCATCAACAGATGCAGCTCCAATGCTTGAGGTTGCTACGTTTCCAGTTACAGGGACACCAATTCCTATGGTTGCGCTACCCACACCTATAGACATTGTTACAGGTCCTGGGTTTTCTATTAGTGCAGAAGTTCCACCAACAGTAGTTCCTTGAGAGGATGTTATTTGAATTCCTGAAACACTTACATCTGCATTAGCAGTGATTGAAACCGAACCTTGGCCTGAAGTTAATGATAGACCTGATCCACCCCAGTCATTTGCACCCCAAGTGGATTGCCCCCAATATTCAGAGCCTGGCGACTGAACTAATACTGTAATGTCAGCCACTAGGCTCCTCCTTTAAATTAAGCTAATCTCAAAATTGCAGCAGATGTTGTGAACGCAGGAAACTGGATTGTAAATGTTCCTGACGTTGCAGTTTTATCTCCACCGAAATCTAAAACAGCTACGGCATCAGTAGTTCCTGAACCACCGTCAGTTGTTGTGTTATAAATTAATGCTCCTCTTGCAGTAAGAGTTACACCTACGAATGATAAGTCAGCAAAATCAGTAATCGCTACTGAAGATGAAACTTTTACACCTTGGTTTACTAAAGCTTTTCCTCCAGCTGTATATCCAGATGGAGAAGAAACTTCGTTTGCAGTTGTGTAGTTCGTAGTTGATTTACCTAGAGTTGCAGAACTTGTAAACATCGCTAACTTGTAAGTGTCAGAAGATGTATCAAAGTCATGCTTACCTTGTAGTAATTCTTTTTTAAAAGAATCACAAATTGCGTTTGTTGTTATTGCCATTTTTGGCCTCCTTTAAATTATTGGTTTGGAGAAGGAGATGGCACAACAATTCTTGGTACACCATCATCATACTCTCCACGTCTTCTTCTACCCATTTGTTGTAGGGCAAAATTCTGTACCTCTTCAGTATACTTCTTTTGGTAAAGGTTGTATAGATTATCGGGTCCTTTTAGAAAACTAAAAGCCTCTGTTAATACACCATGTAACAACATACTCTCTTGATGTTGAGAAAGATAAGTATTGTTTGTACTAGTAAAATTTGGTGGTTCTTTAATATAATTTATTTGCACTGTTGCAGCTGTGGCAGGAGTTGGTGCTACTAAAATAATATTACCTGTTTGCACATTATCTTCCCAATTTGCAAAGTATTTTGGGGTTCCTTGAGCGCCACTGCTATTAAACTCAGATATAAAACTTGTGTCTCTTTTTTCTAAAAAAACTCTAGTGCCTCCATCTATAACTTGAACAGATCTAATTA